TTGTCCAACGAGGACGACAAAGAGGCTATTAGTGGCAGTTAGAAAGAGAAACTCTGACATACGAGGGAATGTTCAAACGCCGCCTAAGATGGACTCAGAGACAAAGTCCTATGTCTTAAAGCTGCTAAAGGAGCGCGAGGAACGAAAGAGCAGCAACCGGATCAAGCTTTATAAGCCCTACGACTACCAGCGGAAGTTTCACGAAGCTGGTATAGATTGTCCCCAGCGCATCCTTATGGCCGCTAACCGGGTAGGTAAGACTTACTGTGGAGCAGTTGAGACCGCTTACCACTTGACCGGCGAGTACCCTAAATGGTGGAAGGGGCGGGTCTTTACTAAGCCTGTCCGTGTATGGGTCGCCGGCGAGAGCAACGACACAACCCGCGACATTATCCAGCGAGAGCTATTTGGTGCCCCTCAGGACCCTACGCAGTATGGTAAGGGGGCTATTCCGCTGGACCACATTGTCGATACTGTGCGCAAGCCAGGAGTACCTAACGCTCTAAGCGCCGCGGTAATCAGACACTCTAGCGGGGGTAACTCGCTGATCAGCTTCAAGGCCTACGAGCAGGGCTTTGAGAAGTTCATGGGCGAGGCGGTAGACGTTGTCTGGCTAGACGAAGAGCCTAAGGCTGACATCTTTTCCCAGTGTATCACCCGTACCGTAGACACCCGCGGCCTGGTCTACATGACCTTTACCCCTGAGAAAGGCATGACATCGGTTGTAGGGTCTTTCTTAAACGACCTGAAGCCGGGGCAGGCGATGGTAACTGCCACTTGGGACGACGTGTCCCACTTGGACCCTGCGACCAAAGAGCAGCTTCTCTCGGTCTATAGCCCCGCTGAGCGCGACATGCGCTCTAAGGGTATCCCAATCTTCGGCTCTGGCTTGGTCTTCCCGGTGAAGGAAGAGAGCATCGTCTGTGAGGACTTTGACATACCAGAGCACTTCCCTAGACTAGCTGCCATCGACTTCGGCTACGACCACCCTACGGCTGTCTCCTGGGTCGCCTTGGACCCCGATAACGACATCATCTACGTCTACGACGAGTACCGTCGTACCAAAGAGACACCGCTGACCCACGCGGCTGTGGTTAACGCTCGTAGCCCAGGCATACCTGTTGCCTTCCCCCACGACGGCCTTCAGCACGACAAGGGCAGCGGCATCCAGCTAGCGCAGCAGTACAGAGACCTTGGGGTTTATATGCTCCAGAGCCACTTTACCAACGCGCCTGTGGACGGAGCGCTCACCGGGAACAACTCGGTAGAGGCAGGCCTAAGCCTTATGCTCCAGCGGTTTGAAACTGGTCGTTTGATGCTCTTTAAATCGTGTCAAGAAACTATGGAAGAGATTAGACTTTATCATCGGAAGAGTGGTAAAATAGTAACAGTCAAAGACGATCTTGTTAGCGCGATGCGCTACGCAGCTTTGTCTGTCGAACGCTTTGGCGAGAAGTTCTCTAACCGAGCCAGCTTCAAGCGTTATAACTTCGACCTCAAGCTCGAATACAGTAACAAGGGAATCGTCTAGATGGCTACTGAGCTAAACGAGGACGAAATTGTTGCTCTTGTGAACCAAGAGGTCAACAGTAGCTCGGGTTTCCTAGACTCGGAAATCAGCAATCAGCGTAAGAAGTCGCTTGAGTACTTCTACGGTGAGCCGTTTGGTAACGAGGAGGACGGGCGTTCTCAGGTCGTCATCACCGACGTGCAAGATACCCTTATGTGGATCATGCCGTCGCTGATGCGTATCTTTACCGCCGGCGACCGTGTGGTAAAGTTCTTGCCCGAGGGGCCTGAAGACGAGGACGTTGCAGAGCAGGCTACGCGCTACGTGAACCATGTGTTCTATAAGCAGAACAACGGCTACATGGTCCTGTACAATTTCTTCCTCGACGCCCTCATGCAGAAGGTCGGCGTCGTAAAGCACTATTGGGAAAATGTCGATAAGACTACCTCTGAGTCGTATGAGTCTCTTACCGACGCTGAGTTCGACGGCTTAATTAAAGACCCTGAGCTAGAGCTTGACCAGCACACCGAGCGCGTCAATAAAGAAATCCGAGCACAGCCGGACCCTATGTCTGGCGGCATGGTCGATGTAGAGTACGAGGAGCACGTGCATGACGCGGTGTTCATCCGCCGTTGTGCCTACGGACGTGTGACGATCGAGAACGTGCCTCCTGAGGAGTTCTTGATCAATAGTGCAGCGCGGTCGATCGAAGATGCGCGCTTCATCTGTCACCGTTCGCACAAGAGCAAAAGCTATCTGCTCAAGATGGGATTCGATCGCGACGTGGTCGAGGAGCTATCTTTCAACGCCTCAGAAGTTGACGGGATCACTACTAGCCCTGAGTATATTGCCCGTCATTCCTACGACTCTACTAACCCCTCTGCCACCGGTTCTTCCTCTGACCACGCAGAGCAAACGGTCGAGATTTACGAGTCCTACGTCCACCTTGATATGGAAGGCAACGGCATCACCGTCCTTCACAAGGTAATTACCGCCGCGAACACTTTGTTGAGCTTGGAACCTGTAGACACGGTGCCCTTTAGCACCATTTGTCCTATTCCAATCCCTCATAAGTTCTTTGGTCTCTCTGTCTCAGAGACCGTAGAAGACGTGCAGCTTATCCGCAGCACTCTTACGCGCAACTTGCTCGACAACATGTACCTTGCCAATAATGGTAGGTTTGCAGTTGTCGAGGGTCAGGTGAACATCGACGATCTCCTGACCAGTCGCCCCGGTGGTATCGTTAGAACTCGCTCCCCGAACGCTTTGCAGCCTATCCAGACCCCGGCTCTGCAAAACTACAGTTTTCAGATGCTGGAATACTGGGACGCTATCAAAGCCGGTCGCACGGGTGTTAACGCAGCGACCCAAGGACTTCCAGCCGATGTGCTGAAGTCTCACGTTACCGCCGGGGCCATAACCGGAGCGCTTACTAACGCTCAGGGCCGCATCGAACTTGTAGCACGTACCTTCGCTGAGACCGGTGTTCGCAACCTGTTTAAGTCGATCTACAACCTGGTCCAGCGGTACGAGGACCGGAAGAAGATTATCCGCGTACAGAACAAATACTTTGAGGTCGATCCTTCTAGCTGGCGCGAGGACATGGACGTTGAGGTCCGCGTGGGCCTTGGCTACGGCGATAGCGATGTACGGGTCCAGAACCTTTCAGCGTTCTCTGACCTAATGTCCAAGGTGGTCCAGACGCCGCTTGGACAAGGGATCGTTTCTCCCGAAAACATTTACGGGATGATGCGAGAAATAGGCGATGAGCTAGGTATCAAAAACATTGACCGCTTTGTCACGCCACCGCCTCCGCCTGCTCCGCCTGCTGGACCGTCTCTGCAAGATCAGGCTATTCAGGCTCAGGCCCAAGCTATGCTCATGCAAGCCCAAGCTTCCCAGACCGAAGCTATGGTCAAGACCAAAGACCTCGAGATCAAAATGGCGAAGCTGGAGTTGGACCGTATTGAACTTGAGGCAAACATCGCGCTTAAAAAGGAAGAGCTTAAACTCAAAGGTGTCGAGTTAGGCTATGAAATGGCCTCCAAGACTAACATCAAAGCTAACTAGCAAGGAACCAAGCCAATGTCCCGACAGAGCCTCGTCCACCGCATTATCGGCGCTGAGAACATTACGTCTATTACTTCCTCGGTCCAGAGCGGCGCTGCGCCGTTTGGGGCCAATGTGGCCCGTGTTGTCACTACCGCCGCGGTCAACATCGTGATCAATAACAACCCCACGGCCACGGCAGCGGCAGGGGCCGCTATTCGGGTGACAGACGAGGCAATGTTTGTGGTGTCTCCTTCTACCACCGTAGGCGGCACCGACGGGGACAAGGTTGCCTCTATCGGAACTGCTACTGTCAACGTTACCTGGCTGGCGGGCTAAATAAATGGCCGGTATTCAGCCTGGAACCTATCGGCCCGATGAAGGGTTCCCTGACTCTGCCTACTTCGGGCCTGGGCAGACTTATAACGACGCTCCTAATCGGATGCCAGGAGCGCCTCCTGGGTTTATCATGAACCCTTACTTGCCGGCGGCACCGAAGAAGCCGACCATTCAACCTTACCTTAACCCTACGCCTGTGCCTCCTAATGTTGGTCGTGGTGCATATATCCCTGACGATAAAGAAAAAATAGATGAGTCGTCGGATGAATCCAACAGGAGAACCCCTCAGTATGATGGCGGCGTTAGCGAAGGCTATGGCACAGTCGGACGTGATCTAGCAGAACCAGGCGCTCTTCTGGAACTTCTTAAAGCAATACCCCAAGTATTAAGCCAAGTTACCCCCTATGGGATGGCTAATACTGCTTCTCAGATTCTTACCGACAGAACAATCCCCGCGAACATTAGGGGGCTTTTGTCGGTGTTTCGTGGCGGGGTACCCAGTGTGCCAACGACAACGTCGGATTCTTATTCTTATGGCCGCTTCCCGCTTACGGTAGATCCACTTCCTGAGCCACCTGTCAACATCCCCCAAGTTACGATAGAGCAACTTGCTCCTCCTTCTAACTTCGAGATGTCGTTGGCCGCTCTTCTTGAAACTATCACCGGTGTTACAACGAATGATGAGCAAGTTAACAATGCTCGAATTGAAGCTCTACAAGATGCTAAATATGCTCCTGAGCCTTATGACGCGGCACATCAAGACTATCTGATGGACGAGCAGCAAAAAGCATACGATGACGCGCTATCTGCCGCCGGCGGCTACTAGCTAGGGTAATCAAATGGCCACGAATAAAAAGATCACAGAGCTCACTGAACTCGGTAGCGGCCAAGTTGCCAACGACGATGTTCTTGCGCTTGTGGACATTAGCACCTCGACGACGAAGAAGATAAAGGTCTCTACGCTGCGCGATTCGGTCGCCGGCGTACTATCTCTGACCGCTTCGTCCCCGTTGTCGGTTGACCTTGCTACCGGCGATATAACGATCTCGATTCCAGGCCCCATCGCTGTCAACAAAGGCGGCACCGGTGCAGCTACCTTTACCGACGGCGGAGTGCTGATCGGCAAAGGTACGGCCGCTTTTGAGACTACCGGCGTCCTGGCTGACGGTACTATCATTATCGGTGATGGCGCTACTAACCCAACTACCCTAGCAGCATTCTCATCTGCCACAGGAACACTTGCTGTAGCATATGGTGGTTCTGGTGCAGCGTCACATACTGATGGTGGTGTTCTTATCGGCAAGGGCACTGCTGCATTTGCTAATACTGGTGTACTAGCAGATGGCACTATCATCATTGGTGACGGTGCTACTGACCCGGTAACTCTTGCAGCCTTCAGTTCTTCCACCGGTACACTCAAGGTCGCCAACGGCGGCAC